TATCTACCTTGTTTGTGCAGTATGTGACATGATTGATACAGGGTATTATCACGTCGAGAAGATACTCCTATCCGTGTTAACGTTTCTCTAACTTTTAAAAAATCGTCGGGTTCTGTCAAAACTATTTCTAGCATCTTCAGAGGATTCCATTCTACTAAATTATTTTCTTCCACCTTTAAAAACCTTATTCTGAATTGCTGCAATCTGGTCTTCTGTTAATATAGTTAACGCCTGTTTTGCCTTACTGTCACTATAACCAAAATATTCTTTCACAGCTTCTATGTTATTAATATTATCCGCTTTAGCCCATTTACTAAAACGTTTGCGTTTACGTACAATATTTATAAAAAAATGAAACTGTAGTTTACTATCTAGATGGTGGTATCTATTCATTTCATTCGCCATAAATATAGTATCCGCAAAATAAGACAAACTACGGTTAACCATAAACGAGTTATAAACTTTCTCGTTATCAGTATCTATAGACATAATATCTATCTTAGAATCATTTATACTATTCAGAAAATCAAAGGGAGAAAGTGGTTTCTCTTTTTTCATGCGACCAACAATGCAAGAAGAATAAAGTTTGATATCAATAATATAGAACACATTATTTTTAGGTTTTTATTTTCTCTCACATGTTTTTTTCTATAAGAGGCACTTTTCATATTTTTTTCTAACAAAGCTTTCTTCATTGGGGTCATTACTTCTATATTTTTCATCACTTTATCTCCACATTTGCCATGACTTCAGTAAGACAGGCGACTAAGTTAAGTTCGTGATCTGCCACAAACGCATTTTTATATTGATAGTCTGCAAGAATCAGAACCAACTGGGGTATACTCTCGGACACAACATGGTCTTGCATATTATCGTAGACATCTCTGAATATCGAAGCGGGTTCTAAGTCCATATTATTGACAACCCACTGTCGCATTTTTTTAAAGTCCTTGTTTTTTATATAAGAAAACAAGAGTGCATAGTTACTATTACTATCATTATCTATAACAGTAGTTAGTAAGGTACCGCTTATAGAACCCCTCTGAGCTTCATTAAGAACTCGTCTCCAGTCTGGAGCGTGTCGCATGATAAGACCAGCAACCACATCTTTATTGTACTCGACTCCTTCTTCATTAAGAATAGTTTGGAGACGAGTCATAAACTGACCACACAATTGTGCCATTATCTTCTTACTGAAAGTAAACTCGTAATTAGAACAACGAGAATGTAATGGTTCTATTATACGATTCTTGAAATTACAAGTAAGGATAAATCGACAGTTCTTAGAAAACTCTTCTATGAAACCTCTGAGAGCTGGTTGGGTTGATTGTGGATTAAGGTAGTCCGCCTCGTCAAGGATTACAACTTTGTAACCCCCTGAGAGAGATACAGACGAGGCGAACTGTTTGATCTTGCCACGGAGAGTATCAATGTTACCCTCTTCAGAACCGTTGATGACAATATAGTCAAGTCCAAGTTCTTCACATATAGCACGAGCGATAGTAGTCTTACCAGTACCAGCCGTACCAGTAAACATCATATTAGGTATTTCACCACCGTCCACAATAGATTGGAAAGTGTCTTTGAGATCTTTTGTGAGAATGGTTTCTGATACTTTTGACGGGCGATACTTTTCTACCCATAGAAATTCTTTCATAGTTACTCCATAATATATAAATCAATACGCGCATTATAACACAATACGCAAGGTGTGTCAATCAGTTTCAAGTCTATCTTGGTAATTATTTATAGGTTTTATTTCTATTTCGTGCCAGTTGCCCCAAATACAATGAGCTACCTCATGCCCTATATATTCTGGTTGATACATCCACATAGGGTCTTTTATGTATATGATGCAAGTTTTAGATTCTGGTCTCCAACGAGTAAAGGCTTGTACGGTATCCCAATGGTGACCAAAAAACTTTTTCCTTATTTTATTGTACTCTTCTTTATTTTTTATAATAATAAATTCTATATTAGGAGTCAACATCTCAGTATCTTTCACCTCAAACCTATAACCATCCTTTCCTTTAGGTTTGGATACAGGCGTAGTGCTACAAGACACAGTGAATATTAAAAGTGAAATTAAAAATAGTCGCATAAGAAATCCAAAAATTCGGCCCGCCCTATATCTAGACAACCATATCTAAACATTATTCTCCTAATCAGTCGACGGGCAACCGATTCGTATTCCAATCAACTAGGTTGTATATGAAAGAACTGGATTGGAAAACAGTTCTTTCGGGTTTCGGTGTGGCACGTCCGGCACGATTCGAACGTGCGACCCACAGCTTAGAAGGCTGTTGCTCTATCCAACTGAGCTACGGACGCATGTTAGAGCGGAGTGTAGGAACTTTCCCTACCTTCAATGAGTGGTCCTCATTGACTCTATAACTGACCTCCGCAAATTTGGCATCCCATACCGGATTCGAACCGATGTTGCTAGGATGAAAACCTAGTGTCCTAACCGACTAGACGAATGGGACTTTAAACTATTTTTTAGTATTTTCGTCAGAAATTTCATCAACCAAACTAATAATCTGAATAGACTGTTCCCTTAGTTGTCCTATAGTCAAAAGTTCCTCACCCTTAAACCCACCTCTTCCTGAGATAGTATCTATTACAGCCACAGTAGATCTCGCAACTTTATTGGATAAATCGTTCATCCTTTCCTGATTAGTTACTTTAGTCATTATTTATTCTCCATATACCGAAGACTTTTCTAGAGCAACAAAATATTCAATATTAGAATGTGTGCTTCGGAAATTACTTATAAGTTTACTAGATATAGAAACTTCAAAAGATTCATTAACAACTTTAATATTGTTTACATTTATAATAAAACTAAAGTCAGTACCTTCAACATAACTGCCATCAACATTTATGGAGAAAGAGTTTGAGGTTGGATCTTTAGAGTCACCCACAACTAAGACAATAGAACCGTTAGAAGGTTTAATACAAATTTCTTGATGACCCAAAGCAGATGCCGCGCGTTTAATTTTTGCGAGAGTTTCTACAGTTAAAGTAAACTTAACCTCACCTTCAGGCATAACAATGTCTTTAGTAGGAGAAGTTAACATTTCTGGATCAGAATAAAAATACTTAATAGAAGAAAGACCCGAACCATCTGTTATGGTTGCATAGTCATCACTGAAACTTATGTTAGGTCTTTCAACTAAACCGAGAACATTCAAAAACTCATTGAGATCATAGATACCGAAATCTTTCGGAAAGGTCTCCTCAACTGTAGCGGAAGATACAACATTCCTAGCAACAGCCATAGTTTTAATAGTATTACCCTCACTGATTACAATGTTAGGGTTAATGTTAGAGTAGTTCTTAAGAACTGATAGGGTACGATCTGATAATTCCATAATATAATTCCTTAGTTAATATGACATACATTATACACTATTTCTACACTTTTGTAAAGCACTTTATGCAACTTTTTTTAATGTGGAGAAATTTTGTTTCTTACTAAACACAAGTTTATTCTCAAAGTGAGCATCCTCAAGTTCAGCCTTATGAGAGATAACAAACACATTCGTGTCGTCTCCCAAGGAGTAGATGATCTTCATTAGATTATCTACACCATCTTCGTCTAGAGAAGAATCAAAAGTCTCATCTAGAATCAAAAGATTTGTTGCAACAGAGTTCTTCATCTTAGCTACTTGTCTCCAAGTAAACAATAACGATAAGTCTATTCTTTGTTTCTCACCTTCGGAAAAAGAATCGTAGGTGAATGAATCACGATGTCTAGATCTGATAGTCTCTTGAAAACTTTCGTCTAAATCAAAATGAACAAAAAAGTCTAAAGTCTGTAAATACTGATTCGTTAACTGATTTATTACAGGTATATACTGTTTGATAATTTTAGTTTTAATTCCAGTATCTTTTAGAAGTTCAGAAGATACCTGATTGTAAGAGTGTTGTTCATTTAACTTGTACTTCTCATCTTGAAAGGAATGTAACTGATCTCGCAATTCATCTAAGTCTTTATTCGCTTGACCCATATCACCTTCACTGTCAACCAGACTATCTATGTCAGCTTGTATTCTATCTATCTGAGTCTGAAATTGACTGATAGATTTATTGTTACTGTACATTTCTGTTTGATCTTTCTGAATAAGAACTAATTCCTCATTAACTCTTTCGATATCGGAATTAACATCAGATAGTTCTTCAGTTACTTTATGCATTGCCTCATTCAGTTGTTTGGCACGAAAATGAGCTTTATCCTTCTTCTCTTTCCGTAAATCATCACCAATAACTTGTTCGCATGTTGGACAAGATTCATTATCCTCAAAGAACTTAGCTTCCTTTACTATACCTCTAACCTGAGTTTTAAATTGTGTATTATAGGAAGTTAGTTTAGTTTTCTTTTCATTCAGACTTTTTATCTCGTTCGTGTGCGCTGGAAGTAACTCTTCAATTTTAGATGACAAGTCAGTATTCTGTTTAGAAAGTTGTTTTATCTTCTTATGAAGATCTTTAATATCTTTCTCTTTCTGTTTTCTACTCGCAACAGTAATAGCTGTAAGATCTCTAATGTATTTTTTCTGAGAATTTATCTTAGTGTTAACAACATCTAATCTGTGGTTATTATCACTTATAGAGTTTTTTAATAATGCAATCTTCTCCTTTAGGAGTTGATTCATTTTAGAAAATACATTAATATCAAGAAGATCTTCGATAACGTCACGTCTTTGCGTTTGACTCAATTGCATAAAAGGAACAAAAGAACCAGACCCTAGGACAACAATCTGATGAAAGGATTTATGATTAAGTTTAAGAATATTTTTTTCTAATATCTGTTGATACTCTTTCGCGTGGGAACTTTGGTCGATCATTACCCCATTGACATAGATCTCAAAAATGTTTGGTTTTATACCACGAACAATTTTATAGTTCTTAGAACCAATACTAAACTCAACCTCAACCATAGTAGACTTGGCATTTATACTATTTACGAGTTGAGGTTTAGATATCTTCCTATGAGCCTTACCAAACAAACCGAAGGATAAAGCATCTAACATAGTAGATTTACCAGCACCATTCTGACCAACAACTAGTGTAGTGGACGAATCTTGCAAATTTATTTCAGTGAAACTATTTCCAGTAGATAGAAAATTTTTATATCTAAGTTTCTTAAATATTATCATAAAATGTATTACTCATAACAAATTATATTAAGGAAGGGTATTATACCACAAACAGAACAAAATGTAAAGAACTTTATAACTTTTCCTTTTCGTGAAGAAAGGCTCTGATTGCATCGTCCATAGTTTGTCCATATGCAGTAACTTTGGCATCATATATTTTGAACATATCACGACTAACAAAATCAGATGGAGTTATAATGCTGACTCGATGTCTTTCTATATAGTTTATATCAAAGACAGATATGTCTATATGACTACCGTCTCTAGTTGAAGTCTTATTAAAAATATTGTCGAAGTTTTCAGAATACTTCTCACTATGTATTTTTGACTGTATAACATCTCCAGTGATATCATTCTTTGTAACCATATTACGCTATCTCCAAATTCTGAGCTTCAATCATAAGTTCGGAAAGTTCCGTCTTAATCCTATTCTTATCTAGATCAGTATCGACCATATCGATATACTTATGTACCAAGTCAGTAGTGTCATCGATCTTTATATCACCATTGACAGCATCACCAACAAACTCTTTAAAGTTTTCTACAATTTTAAGTTCATGTATAGGTCGCATCTGAATACGATCAACAAACCTCTCAAAAGTTAAAGGATCTCCTTTATTAACGACAATCAGTTTAACAAACTTATTATCAATTCCAGACAAGTCTTGGAATACATCTATAATTTCACTATTATAATAAATCTTTTCATAGATAGTAAGAGGATTGCGAATGGGTGTAAGTTCTCTAGTGTCAGTATCGAAAATATGGAAATACTTATTATCGTTACAATCATTCCAGTAGAATTCCATCTGGGATCCTAGATAGTGGATATTACCCCTAGTAGATCTAGCGTGGAAATGTCCAGTCATAACCATCTCAAATTTATCGAAATGTGTAGGAGACATTCCATCTCTACATTCTAGACCCCTGTCCATTTCAAACCCAGCCAATTCTAAATGAGCTCCAACAATATCTGCCTTACAAGTTCTGATAAACTCTAGAGTGTTCTCTTCATTCTCAGGGTTTATCCAAGGGATAAGGGCAATCTTACATCCGTCATAATCCATAACGCGAGGTTCTTCAATTAAATGAACCTCATTCATGTAATGTCCTTGTAGCTCCTTTAACGCATTTAGGTCATTAGTGTTCTTATAGTAACAGTCGTGATTGCCAGGAATTATATCCATAGTGATTCCATAATCTCTGAGTTTCTCCAAGAACACTTTTCTATTCCTGTGAAGAGACTTGAAGTTTATGGTTTTTCTATTGTCATAGTAATCACCCAAATGGAGTATCTGAGTTATGTTATTTTCTATTAGATATGGAAAAAATATATCAGTATAAAAACTTTCCTGATATTCCATAAAGATGTCGGAAGAATTTCTTGTACCACAATGAGTATCATTGAGAATAGCAATCTTCATAATATAGTCCTATAAATTTATACGGTAATTATACCATACTTCATAAGTAAATGTCAAGTGTTTTATTACAAATAATCTGAGAGATCGGAATCGACTTTAACCGCTCTTCTTTTTCTTTTCTTTTCTTCCTTAGCGTAATCTTTGAAGTGACTATCAGCATCCTTTACAATATCAATTCTCTGTCGAAGGACATCAACAAATGGTTGGTTATGAATATGACCATCTATGTTTTCTCCATTCACTAAGAAGTCTTCTATTGCAGCTTCAGAAATATACTTCATCTTTATATCTTGTTGACGTTTCTCATTCTGTATACGACGTAGGAATGCATACCAAGAAATCTGTGTGAAATATGCGAACGCATTAAGATTCCCCGAACGAGTTGCAGCTTCTGGATCAAACCTATTAATTGCTTTAAGACAGTTTTCTACAGCATCCATAACCATCTCTTCTCGATATGTGTATCGAACAAAGTTTGCTTTGTGTGATAGTCCCTCACATATTTTAAGAAAGCATTCGGCGATATAATTAGGAACTACTGGTTTGGATAGACCATCCTTTTCACATTCCTTCACATGAATAACATAGTCTACTACAGCTTGACTGAATTGTTTATTGTTAACATAATGTGGTCTTTTGGATGCTTCACTCGCCATAATATTAGTTCCATTTTATATTTGTTAATAGTGTGTATTATACACTATTTTATGGTTTTTGTCAATAACTAAATTTATTTAAAAAATTGCTTGACAATACTTGTACTATCGTGTATAATATATCTACTGCTCCGGAGGGATGAATAGAATAAAAACTAGTGTATAATAGTTTTCTTATTCACCTCACCAATTATTTCTTTCAACCAGTCTTCTACATTTTCATCTAAAGTAGGTTCTTCTTCAGGATCATTTAATAATTTGTCCATTTGTTCTAAAGCTACATCGTATTGAAATATCATTTCTTTGGTGGGAATTCCAAAAGCCATCATATGAGTAGTCATCAACATAATAACTTGTAACAGTCCGTCCTGATAGGTCATGTAAGAACTAAAAGTAAAATACTTATGATTTTCTTTAGTTAATTTTTTTGTGAGTTTTAAGGCATTTCTTACAATAAAATGACTCTTATGTTCCTCAAGAACTTCACAAATTATTTCGTCACCGTTAACCATTTTTAACTGTCGAATATCTTTTTTAACTTCCATCATCATCCTTAAGTTGAGCAGCCTTCATATCAATAGGGTATATTTTATATTTAAACCCTTCCTTAGTATATATCTTAATCCTTTCAGCTGAATGTTTTAAAGTAAAATTCTTGTAACCTTTCTTATGAAAATCATCAGCAATATCAAATAACTTTGTAGTCTCTCCATTATCAGACTGTCTTAATCCACGACCAATACTTTGTAACACTTTTACTTGAGATTTACTTGGTGTTGCGAAAACAATGTTGTGCAAGTTTTTAATATTTATACCAGTACTAAATGTTCCAAGTGAAGCTACAATGATAGAGTCTTCCTGTTTCTCAACAATACTCCTTATGGATTCTCTATCAGATGCACCCACTTCACCAGAAACATAAAATACTTTTCTATCCTCATCAACCGAATCTTTTATCTTATCAAATAAAACCTTTCCGTGTTTCTCAACAAATTGAAACATGACTAAGGTATTTCCTTTTTGATCTACGGCCAATTTAGTTATGAAATTATTTCTTGCATCATTGGTAACAATCCAGTCAATCTCTTCTTGATAAGTTTTGCCGTCCATAAAATGACATATGTCATTATGGTAACGTAATAACAAAACAGATATGTCCAGATCAGCTAATTGTTTGTCTTTCTGTAATTGAGCAGTACTAGTAACTTTAAATACAGGGCCAAACAATCCCTCCAATACAAGTTTATTTGTCTCAGTCCCATCTAAAGTTCCGGTAGTTCCGAATCTATATTTTGCATTAATACATTTATCCATCATAGTAGATAAAGATTTCGCTTTAAACAAATGTACCTCATCACCGAATACGGCACCAAATTGTTCAAACCACTCAACACCAAATTTATAAATTGATTGCCATGTGGATATGATAATAGGTTTATCCGTAACTTTGTCTTTACCAGAGTAAATCATATGCACATTTTTATCTACATCATAACCATAGTCAGAAAAATCTTTATACATCTGTTCCACTAAGGAAGTAGTAGGTACGATGATTAATGTTTTATTTATTTTATTATTTTCCTTGACAAAACGCATTAAGTTGTATATAATAAAGCTCTTACCGCTTCCGGTAGGAGAGAGTAACAAACATCTTTTATTTTCTATACCATGCGTAATAGCTTTGTATTGGTAATCTCTAGACTCAAATGGTAAGTCCCAATTAGTCATAGTTTTTATCAGAGAAGGATGATCAACGTCCTCTTTCGATGAAGGTATTCCGTATTCTGGATGATCTAAAATTTCCATCGGATAAAATCTATCCGCACAAAATCTTCTAAGATGTGTATATAGCCCGACATGTATCTCTTTAGTTATCTGGTTATATAATTTTATTCGACCATCCCATTGCTTACGTTTATAAGCAGGCATGTATTGATATCCAGGCACAAAGAAAGCAAAGTACTCCCTCAGTTCTTGGTCAATAGAAGGATGCGCAGACACAAGAAGTTGCGCATGATTCTTCATTTGTATTTGGATTTTTTCCATAATATATCTATACGAATGTTAACCGCCCGCTTCGAACTGTTTCCACCTTATAATATTACCAATTGTCTGATGTCTCCACTTCAGAGAGTCAACTATCTCTGTTAGAGTCTGTATCATAATTTTATAGTATTGAACCTTTTCGTCAGCTTCCTGTATTTCCGGATCAGAATTATAATAATAATCCATGTCACCTTTGAGAATTTTTAGTCCGTTAAAGGGGTCTGGTTTCCATCCCTTAGAAAGAATAGAATCCTGATCCATCTTACCATTGTAATACAACCACTTATCTTTCAATAGGTTTTGCTGCGAGTTTTCTATCCTCTTAAGTTTCAACTTAGTTAAAGATAATACTTGCAGATATTTCGCATGAAGACTAGGTGTCTGACGTGAGACCTCATCTAATTGGTGTTGAGGTATTTTACAATCATCTTCCCATTCTTTCATTATAGATTCTAAATCTAATAACATAATATATCCTTCAATAATTCATTTAGTACTTATATGTTCAATACAGTCCTGCCAATAGGACTTATCATGACCCAAAACATAGGAGAGAGTTATCCTAGGACAATAGGTTCTAGCTGCATGGTAAACAACATTTCCACTACCATACGATCCAAAGTATCCAGCCTTAAGTGTCCAACCAGAAGAATCTTTCATTGTAATCAACTCATGTGTTTTGGGATCTATATATTTAAACCAACCCTCACCAGTCTCGGACCATGTGAGAATAAGATTATACGCTGAAGCGTTTGCGTTGTTATGCCATCCAATAAATCCATTAGATGGATAAAACTGACTCAAGGCGGAATTTTGTGTACCTAACTCAGATTGAATTAAGTAGTTTAGATTGGAATAGTCTAAATTATATCTAGAATCCTTTCCATTGTAATGATCGGGTTTTATCGCAACAGAATAAGACTTTTCAGCTGCACCACTATGATTCTCTTTCATAGATATTATTTGGCGCATAAAACCTTCGCCAGTATACCAGTCAGCCTCACCTTCAAACTCCGGAGAAAAAATGGTGTTGGTCTCTATGATGTCGTATTTTTCAATGTATGTGTAACGAAACTGTTCGAGAATGTCGATCAATTCTTCATTACATATTCCATAATTTTTCATTATATAATCTCAAATTGAGCGAATCTAAACGTTGCATTAAACGTTAGATATGTTACATCTCCTGTAGTAGCATTTAAATCAATAGCACTTAAAGCCGTTGGAATACAGTCTTGATATTTAATCTTCACAGATTCATTATTTTGACTGGACAAAACTATAACGGTTATGTCTGAATATATAGAAGATACTGGAGTCTCCAGTACTCCCCTAGTATTAGTTTCGATGGTTCTCTCTAACCAAGATTGCATCTCTTTATAACCAGTCATATCCTCATCTAAAATAAGAGTAAGTTCTAATTCCGAATACGTAATCTTGTCTCCAGCTAGGGGGACTGAAGTTATTTGTCTGACAGGAAGTTCTACCACATTCACTGTAGCGCCGGGATGCATCACTGACTGCGCAAAATATTGTAGATTTGCATAGTACCCTTTATTGATGACAATGCGAAACCCAGTAGGTTGTAGAAATCCTTTATTCTCTGTTAGAGTACTTTCTAGTATTCCTGTAGTAGTTGTGACTGGCATGGTAACCTCTTTTAATCTATACCTTTATTTATACGAAAATTAAGATAAAAAGGGGAGACCTAAGTCTCCCAAAATACTTACTTCTCAGTTACAAACTACTCATTGAGTCAAGGATTTCCTTGCGACTTTTTTTCTTCAAATTCTCAGTTACAAACTCATTGAGTTGTTTTGCGGTGGATATAACATCTTCCGCAGAAATGCACTGATCACCTAATGGTTTTCTATCATTGGGAAAAGAATCGTTGTGAGTATTAATAAGATCATTTTTTCTATAGATATTACCCTCAAGTATTCCTTGTGCTTGGTTAAGTAAGTCGGCTCTAATTTCGAAACCGGATTTTGGTTGAATTGACATAATTACCTCCTGTGTGTGTGTGTGTTTATGTCAGTATCTTTATGATACACTATTATTTATACAAAAAATAAGATAAAAAAAAGGGAGACCGAAGTCCCCCCTAAAATGATCCCTTCTGGGGATTCTAGTTTTTATAATCTTATGCGAGGATGTTGTCCACACGGAAGATTCTGTAGTACTGATTGGTTTTAGCAGCAGCTAGGTTATCTGAAGGAGTAGGTCCAACAAATGGGTTAGAAGTCATACCATAACGAGTCTTGAATCCGATTCGTGGCTGGAAGTCATTCTCACCGACAGCTTTAACCATCTGTAGAGGTACATATGGGCAGTAGAAAATACCTGAGTCATATGGGTTAGTACCCTTATAACCAACAGTGATATAATCAGTAGTTGCGTATGGATCGATGTAAACTTTAGTACGACCGTTAAGAACACCAGCAAAAGTGTTACCAGTGTCGTCTACTTGTAGAGTGCTGCTCATAGCAGGACTGTAGTCTAACATACCTGAAGCAGAAAGTGCAGTAGCAACGTCTGAAGAACAGATAACGATGTTACCCTTACCACGACGAGTTTCTTTAGCAATTACGTTCGCTTCACGATCTAATTGTACAACTAGACCTTTGAACTTCTCAGCAGACCAACGACCATCAGCATCTGAAGAAAGATCAAAAATACCTTTCTTAGTAACGTTTGCTTGTTGTGCGCCAGTGATTGCCTGTGAGTTGATTGTACGGATAACTTCACGGTTGATTTCTGCAAGAATTTCAGTTGACAAGATGTTTGCCAATTCTGTTTCTGCATCCAAACCGTGGATAGCTTTCAAGTCTTGAGCGAGTTCAAGAGAGTATTCCGCTTTCAAAGCACGTGACTTTGCAGTAACGGTTGACTTCTCGATAGTGAAACCCATCTCAGCGAAAGAGTTACCAGTGTTACCTAGAGCTTCAGCGTCAGCTGTGGACATTCCGGTAGCAGCAAGATCAGTTACTCGAGCGCCTTCAGAATCGATACCAGCAAAACCAGAACCGTCAGCAGGCTTGTTTGAACCGTCGCCAGAGAAACCAGTTTTAGCTTCGTCGAAGAAAGCTTCGTCATTAGAAGTTGAACCGCCAGTATATCTTGACTTCATAGCAAAGATAAGACCAGTAGGACCAGACATAGGTTGAACACCACAAACGTCATAAGCCATCAAGTTAGGCATTGCACGACGTACCAATGAGATCAATACTGGGTCCCATCGTGACTGTGATGTAGTGTTGTTTGCCGCAGTTTCAGTGATGAAACCAGACTCTTGTAGGTGTTGCTCGTTCATTGCTCTTTCTTGGTTCTCAAGAACGGCAGCAGTTACAGCTTTACGCTGATGATCTCGAATAGTTCCGGCACTCTCTTCGTTCAGTACTGGAGACCACTTTTCGATTAGTGTATCAAAAGATTGCATTTTAGTAATTCCTTATTTTTTAGAGGTTTTTCTAAGAGTTGTTAAGTAGTGCTCCATTACTGAAGAAACTTCAACTTCTTCATCAGCTTCTTCAACAAGTGACTCAGCTTCATTGGTTTGCTCTACGATTTCTTTAGCGAAGTAAGATTCTTTGATAGTAGCAATTTTCTGAGTGAATTCTTCTTCACTTTCGAAATCGATGCTTTCTACAAGTCCTTTTAACTTCTCAGTTTGGGTGTCAGCTAGGTCACGACATGCTTCAGAGATAATAGACTCACGCTTGTAAGTTTCTAACTCTTCTGCTAGAGCAATTGCATCACCAGTAGTAGAATTTAACTTCTCTTCTAGTTCTGTAACTTGTTCTGCTAGATCGTCAACTAGGTCAACTTTAGCTTCTGGTACTTCGACATAAGATTCTACAAATACGTCTCTCATCTTGGTCATAAAGTTCTCAGCAATTTCAGTACGGAGACCGTTCTGGATTGCAACTTTATTGTCTTCTACCCAAGACTCAACAACGTAGTTCAAGTACGAATCGACAGAAGAAACCAAATCTTCTTTGATTGTAGCAACTTCTTCCGCGAGTTCTTCTTGATACTGTTCTTCAAGTCGGTTAACTTCTTCAGATAACTTAGACTTGACAGCAGATTCAAAAATTACCGCAGTTTTTTCTTTGAACTCTTCTGAGAGAGTCGCTTCGCTTTGACATAGAGCATCGATTTCGGACGTAGTGTCCGCGCCTTCGATTACTAAGTCTTCTGCATCAACGCCTTCACATACCTTTGAGTATGCAGCTTGTAGATCACCTTTTTTCATTTTGCTCATGCTTTTATACATAGCATTGATCATACCAGCTTTTGTTTTAGGCAAAGAAGTTTTAGCTGTCGCTTTTGTCGCCTTATCAACAGATGCAATAGATTCGTCTTCGCTTGGTGCTTTAACGTCTGTTGCTCCACCTTTAGGCTCTTGCGCTTCTTCGAGAGTTTCCTCCACGATTTCGTTAATATCTTCGTCGTGAAGTTCAACTTCGACTTTACTTTCTTCAGTCATAATTGACTCCTATATTTTAGATTTGATTAACGAGAGGAAATTCTTAAACTCACGAATTTGCACTTCAGGACGATGTGCAATAGTTGCTTGTTTGATTTCAGTCTCCATCTCTTCAATTACTTGAGGTTCTAGAATCCCATTATTCCAGACCCAATCTACACCTTCCATTATACCATTAACGAAAGCATCAGGTGCACTTGGATCTTGTACGATATCTACTGTACTAAGAATAAAGTCTTCTTTGACGTAGTTTACGCCATTTCTTGTCTCAAGACTTCCCATACCACGAGTTGAGACACCTAACTGTACTCCACCTTCCAGAAGACCTTTAACAATCTTACCCATCGGTGTATCCAGTATTTGTGCCTTTCCGACCACATCAATACCTTCCAAACGGAGGTCAGTGATAAGGTGCGAAACTTTATCCAAGTTAACAGTAGGACCTTCGGGGTGATTGAGTTCCCCTACAGCACGTTTCTTGCTAACTTGTTCAGTCACGTATTTAGATACTGCCGATTCCATTATGGATTTCGGGTATACGCGACCATTACGATTCTTTTTATCTGCTTGCGCAAAAACGCCTTCGATAACGTATGATTTCTCACCGTTTTCTTTGGCTTCCACAATGCATTCTACATCGTGATTTTCATTAAACTCAGTAATAAGTTTCATTATAGTTTACCACCTAGTTCTTTTACCGTACTCTTGAGTGCTTTCATTGCTTCACCCTGAGACTTAAATACATCTAGTTTGTCACCATCAATGTAAACAGTGAAACCTTTGGGTTCCTTAATAATAGATACCGAAGCTTTAGCGATACGTCCACCAGCTTTACCGGAGAAAACAACATCACCTTTTGGTTGTTTTCTTTTCTCTCTAATTTCTTTAAAAGATTTCAATTTTATACCTTTATATACTATTTATACAAGTTATGTTCTTGAAATGAAAATAATTTACGTTACGTCTTCTTCGGACGTTTCTTCCTCAAAATCTTCGTTTTCTAACTCAGACTCCAACTCAGATTCTAAATCAGTTTCATCTTCTAAGGGTTCATTAAAAATGTCGGATGCTACAGCAACCTTTTCTGCATCCAGTGCAGTATTAACCTTGTCACCCAAAACACTAGAAAATATAGCTTCAGCTCTGTTAAATTCCTTTTCACCTACCGCATTAACAAAATCATTTATTGTCATTTCTTGACTATCTTCGTTCATATTATACTCCAAGTTCATCATCTACTTCGTCGTCGCTTTGCGCATTTTCAGCTTCAACCTGTTTTGCCATATCTTCGATATCTTCATCACCGAATCTCATGACATTCTTCATTACCCACTCACGTGAGAAATATTCACCCACATACTGAGAGACTTGATCCATAGTCTGGAGTCTTTCTCTAAGTATTTCTGATTCCTTTAGTTCCGCAAAGTGATTGTCTCGCAAGAAGTCAACGTTGATATCTGACTTCCAACCTTCCCAATCCAACTCTGTGCATACACCTTTCAGAAGCAATTGTTTCTTAAGAATTGATATGAATAGATTAGAAAATTTCTTTCTCAATCTATCAACAAACTTTTGAAACTTAACTTCGTCTCTGTTTATCTCTGTAGCTCTACCAAGACTAAACTGCGCTTCCTGTTCCAAACGATTCATAGGAACATTTAATGAACGATATACCTTTTTCTGGAAGTATACTATATCATCAATCTGACCTAGGTTCTCTCCGCCGGGTAATGTACTAATTTCAGTACCTCGACCACCTTCACGTCTGGGTAACCAGAAGTCCTCAAGCATAGACATATGCTTTCGGTCATCCTTCATCTCACCAGTACTTGCATCATAGACTAACTTGTTTCTATAACGAGTCATAATGTCTTTCATGTGTTGTTCTGCTTTACCCTTGGGTAAGTTTCCAACGTCTATATAAAAGATTCTACGTTCTGGTGCACGTGCAAGTCTATAGATAACCAAAGAGTCTTCCATCATTCTCAACTGGTTAACTGGTTTGATCACCTTATGTAGGTGAGAAATAACTCTCTTCTTTTCTGGATCTAATAGACCCGAAGTAACATACGAAACGGAATCTGGGGATAATTTAACTCCCTGATTAGAACCAGCCTTTTCTTGATAAATATAAAACTCTTTAGTTTTATCTACAATCTTGGCGCCAGTTACAGGGTCCTTTTTGTATTCTACCTCTTTAACCTTTCTTATTTTTGTGGCATCAACAGGACGTATCTCTTGAATACCAGCCTTTAAATTACTTTCGTTGACCAATAGATGATGATATATTCTACCATCAACATACCAACTACGAAACATATCATGACCATGTTCTTCAAAATTTAACATAGAACATATTTTGTCGAATTCTTCTTGTAAAGTTTTCTTGATCTTATCAGTAGTCTCTACCTTATCTAGGTCTAGATTAACAGAAGACTCCAACTCAGAAGCTACAATAGATTCATTAACGATATCTTCGATTGCAGCATCCACCTCTGGGTGTTCTGCAATACCTCTATACTTCTTGATTAATTGATGGTTGTCCTTAGCGGACTTACCATTCATATCAACATACTGACCAAAGTGTGAACCAGAAGCAGTTATATAACCAGCCCCATCTTCATCAATCTTAGGCACTATGGAAGGAAGTTTTTTATTTTCCTCACCAGAAGATTGCGCCTTGGATCTTTTTAATTCAAATCCAAATGCTTTAAGAATACTATTGTCTTGTTCAGCCATACTCTTTACCTTATAATATAGTCCGGAGGGAAAAACTCCCTCCGCACCATATACTTATACCAATATTAACTAGTAGTATCTGATTCCCAGTACTGTACTTGGAAATCTACAGTGAACTCTTCAAGAGTATCTACTGTATCATAACTAAGTTCTATAGCACTTAGGTTTGTTGGGAAACATCCACGGAACTTATAAGTCTTAAGGACTGATCCATCTTTATCTAACTGTTCCACAAGTAGGTCTGCTTGGTATGCAACAGGATTAGTAATACCTGTATTTGCACTATGACCATTCATTCCATTCATCCAACGTTCTAGTGCATTACGCACCTCGAAACCAGTATCATTGATCACTGTAGGAGACCATACTTCGAAAGTACGATCACCAGCGATTTTTAATTGTCGACCACGAAAAGGAACTTCGATAACATTCATGATTGATGCTGGCAATTGCGCAGCTTTACACATAAATGAAGTGAGTTCCACATCACCACCGGCATATACTGGGAAGTTGACTGTTGCACGGAATAAATTAGGACGTGCACCACCACCTTTTAATTTTGCTTTAAAATCATCTACTCTTAATGACATGACTATTCCCCTTAAACTGTGCCAACGACTTCTTCAAAATCAACACCAGTTCTAACCGCTACGAAGTTTAAAGTTACGTAGTTGATTGAACGTGCTGGTTTGATGAAGCAAGATGCTATAAATTCGTTACGGTCAATAACTTCTGGAGTATTGTTTGTTTCATCACAAACAACTCGGAAATCACTGATACCACGACGACCCTGAATTTCTCTTAGGAATGGTTCTACGATATTGACAAACTCTGCACGAGTGAATTCATCATTGAATTCAAACATAACGTTTTGTCCAGCTTCGCTTATCGCTCTTTCAATTACTAAGAATAATCGACGAACATTAATACGATCGAACGCTGAAGGACGTTTTAGATGAGTTTTATCACCGAACAACATGATACCTTGACCTGACATACTTACAATTGGATTAACACCTGACTTGTACTGTTCATCACGTTGAGTCTTAGTTGGATTATGTGCTAGTTCAGTTACCCCTAGGTACTGACCTCGACGTGATCCAGCTGGCGAGAACCATGGCGCTGAAACTTTGTCTGTAGCTGACATAATACCTGCTGTCGACGATGCCGCTGGAATAAAGACATATTTGTCATTGTACTTGTCGTAAACTTTTATCCAGTTTGAATCGACAACTAGGTATGATGAACTCACATTATGAGCTGCAGTATATCCTGAAACGTCACCACTAAGTGCAGAGTTATAGTCCACAGAAACCACAGCAACACAGTCTTTTCTTTGTTCTGCAATTGTTACCATTTTAGAATGAACATCAGCAACATCGGCAACAGAAGTCTGCGCGGGATTTCCCGACGAATTTACTTGAGGTGGAGCAATCAAGAAGTCGATTTGAATTTCTTCTTTGTTTGCGAATGCGTCATAACCGTTCATGTAAGCGCTCGGAGTAAGACCACCGTCTGTTCCACCAGTAAGATCGAAATCTTCGGCAAAAGAACTTGGAAAAGAAGTAAAGTTTATCCAAGAAGAGCGATTATTAATAACATCGACGATATAATTATTAGTGCCATTAGTGGTTAATGCACCTTCAACAGTCGAAAGATATTCGAAAGTTTCGGTGATAACACCGTCTACTAGTACAGCGACATGTACCTCATCACCTTCTGGTGCTGAAGTAAACGATGATTCGTATGCCCATCTTGAGTACTCATTTACATTCGCGGTCATTGATCCGGTTTCGGGAACAAAAGTTTTTACAGAACCGTTTGGTTCATCAGAAATCTTAATTTCTGTACCTCCAGCTGATAGTGGACCAAATTGTTTTATATAGTAAACGGTTCCTGAAACTATGTTAGTACCTAAAAGAGTGCCGCTAAATGTGACAGCTTGATTAACAGACAAAGATTCGGCTGGACTAGAAGTGATAAGAGCATCACTAACAGTTTCTGTAATTTCTAATGCAAACTCTGGGTCGCGTACTGAAACGTCGATTTTGTTTCCGAGAGAGCCTGGATATTTACCCTGACAAACACCATCTGACGATTGTGCGCCTGGGTTGATGTTTACAACGTATAGACTTGAAGAGTATTTTAGAAAGTATGAAGCGGAAATGTAATCGTGTACATTTACATTTCCGGTGTTAGGGTTGCCGAAAACAGAGGCCAATTCAGATTCATTACCGATTAGAATTGGTTTGTTGACAGGACCCCAATTGAAGTCACCTACTAATGCACCAGTCGTAGAAGTGACAGCAGGAACCGTTCCTGTCAAGTCAATTTCTTTGATCTGTACTGCTGGTGACTCAGAAAATTTAAGAGTCATGATAGTGTCCTTTTTAGTTAAGGTATAATAAGTTAGTCATAATACGGAATTCTTTCTCAATAGTTCTATTTATAATTATTTTATCTTTGACTCACCAGTCTTCGTCAATAATGTGTGTATGACCTATATCATGCCATCCTGTATCGTATATATTGTCAGATTCTATCTGATTAATAAAATCTGAACCGTCGTCTATTATACCGAATGGTGGTACATCTTGTTCTATCGCGACCATTTTTTCCTCGAACATCATTCTTTTTAAATCTATATCGGTCATATCGGAAAAGAACTGAGTTGATACAAAGTAACCAAACATAACGAGGTTCATCATTAGATCATCATGATTTCCGTTGGAAGCCTCGTATGAGGTCCCTTTAGCTGTAAAGGTTGAGACTTCTGATATAGTTTGTTCGTCGTGAATATCTAATTTATTATTTTCCAACAAATCCTTTACCGCAGAACATCCAAGTCTTTTTACCTTCCTTGTCATCTCTATGCCTAAAGCATTGGCTTTAATAGCCGACTCAGTATGCAAGTTCTCATATTCTAGTTCGTAGTACAAACCGTTACAAACTACTTGACCTTGATCGTTAGCTTCAACCACCGTGTATGCGTTATTGTAGAGAATCGAATACTTATAAATAATGTTTGGAAAGAGTATCGGAGAAATACTATTATTGCGATACACCGCAACCTGTTGAAAGGGTTGGACCGTTATATCGATTACGTTGAACGTACTGAAATCCTGACCTCTTCCGCGTGCTACATCTACGAGAGTGATGTATTGATGATCCTTGATAGGGTCCTTATATATTAATAGATCTCCCTGTTCTAGGGATCTTTTGTAGGGTTTCGCCCTCAACTTAAGTAAGGTATCCCCTTTGACCAGAGTGTTACCAGTACCGAAAAAGGTATTACCGAACTCCTGATCAAATTGCATTTGTGATGTGTTGGAAATAGTTTCTTCTTTCCATTTGTCGTCTCGGCCGGGCACATCCCACCAATTAACTTCGAATGATTTGTACTCGTTGACTTTTTGTTTTGCACCTGTCCAAATTCTCTCGAAGACATTACCTATGCCGTTTGCGGTAGAAGTAATAATAACCTTGGTATTTCTACCAGAGGATACTACTGGGTAGGTTGAAGTGTAGAACTCTGCATCATTATCTACAAATGCGAACTCGTCGAGAAACAATAAATTTACGGACATACCTCGAATAGAGGAACCAGAAGTTGCAGCTGCAATGATTCGTGAGTTGTTACTAAGTTCTATAGAACCCTTGTTGAGTGCCTTACAGCCTGGCTGTAAAAAGAAGGGAAGATTTTCCAACATAAGTGTAACACGCGCAAGCATTTCTCTTGCGGTAGCACCTTTGTTAGCAAGAACTGCTATGGTTTTTTCGGGATGAAATAACGCATACCAAAGAAGGTATGCCACGGAACTTATAGATTTTCCTGACTGACGACACGCCAGTACAATAGAGAATCGATTATCGTTAAAGTGATCGAACATCTCTTCTTGATAATCATAGAGATCAAAAGGTACTAGACCTTTATCAAGTGATATAATTTTAACATAGGTGCGAGCAAAGTACGATGGATCTTCCATGCACCTTTTATATTCTAGAAGTTTCTTCTGCGTCCACTCCTCTTGTACACCGTCACGTTTTACGTTGGGGTTTCCAAGATAGTGTGCAGCGGTACTAGATTTCGTTTGATCCAGAACTGTCGATTGCATCTTCTGCTTCAATCACCTTTTCTTCATTATCTAGGTTTCCCAACATTCTCTGTAAGTCGGTTGTCGAACCTATAAAAACATTATTATTTGTAGTTCCGTTTGGAAGAGCATTGACGCTTTCTTCTGGTTTGTTGATGTCTTTATGTTTCTTATTCAGATCCATAAGTTTATCATTAACATCGGAAATATTCTTGATCATTCCAGACAACACTTCAAAAGCTCTAGGGTGTTCACTTTCTCTAGCAACTTGTATCATCAACTCAAGAGACTCTCGACCCTTTTCGATTAAATCGTAATATGTATCTCTGGAATGTTCATAATCATTTTCTATATTATTTTCTTTATCAGATTTCATTTCCATCATTATCCAAGTATTTCACATTAAATCCATAGTCACTGTCGGGGCTTACACCAATAGGGTCTGGTGTAATATTTATAGTTTCGAGAGGTGGGTTATTCTGTAGATCGGTCAATATACTCAAAGGACTATTAACCTCTCGTATTATTGATTGATCCCTATCTGGTCCATAGAAGTTTATCTTCATCTGAAAATCTAATGTGTAAATAATCGTCCTTCTTTGTTCCAGACCACTTTCATAGTCATCGGAAAATGTCACTCCCTGTAAAACTACAGGTACATCTTCCTTAACGTTGGGGTAGTCTGCGAAAGGTTTTACCGTTAGATTGTATTGTGGCGCGAAATAGGGTATGATTTGTTCAACTATCTGTAAAGCATCATCTTGTGACTTCGCATAGATATTTAATTGAAATTGTATATTATACGGAACTCCAGTATAAACCTTTCTGTCTTTTGTATTGTCTGTAGATAGAGATTCTCTGTAGGCGTTAACTTTAGGCAATTGTCTTATAGGATCGTATGCAAGATCAACAATCTCGAAAGACATTCGAGGCAACTTCATTGCAACTCTACGTTCAGCTTCTTCACCGTTATCCATTGACGACAGTCTTTCTAGGAAGTTTCTTTTCGGGGCATAAGAGAGGGGAACTTTAACCTGAGATATAACCTCGTTAGAACTGTTAGTTCGTATTACATGTATATTGTTAAACAATGATCCGAATATTGATACCGTAGTTCTTACACGCTTATTATAAAAATGAGTTCCGAACATTATAATGGATCTCCGAATGGGTTTGACTCACTAAAGTCTAAGAAGTCTGAAGCGAAATCCTCAAAGACTTCATTCTGAGACTCAGTATGGATGTCCTGAATTTCCGTTATAGAAGAAGGTATCCAGTTAGCCGTGTCACTAGTGATAAGATTGTTGGTTGTCCATAAATGGAACTTACCGTCTGTAGCTCCACTATGCGATATAGAAAGAGTTTTAGTGTCACTATTCCAAGTAGTAACTTCCCCTTTCATTATATATTCACCATTATCCTGTGTTAAGGTTTGACCGTCAGTGAATATTCCACCCGAAGATGGTGAGGAGACTGTGACAGTAGGTGCTGTCGCATAGAGAGAACCTTGATTTGTAATAATACCGCCAGTTACTAATCCATTATCTATTTCTAAAGTAACTTCTGCTGTAACTCCGGCAGAATCTAAAGGAGAAGAGAATGTGGCTGTCGGTACTGAAGTGTATGCTTTACCTGAATTTATAATGTTCAGATCAGTGACCATTCCATCACTATCAATAACTGAGGTAAGAGATGCGGTAGATACCGAGGTCTCTTCCATAACCAACTGATATTTGAATGCGGATTCTTGTTCAACGATATCGACTCCCTCAATTCCAGTATCGAAGTCCTCGTCGTTATATTCGAACAACTCGCATTGCAATCGGAAAGTAGGTAATTGACTTAGCTGATAGAAAGGCGATTCTGTTTCTACCTTCATAATTTGGAAGATAGATTCTGACATAGGAAGGAATATTAAGTCGCCTTCTCTAGGTCTAAATTTCTGTGATTCGAGATAGTCTCCAATTAAGGATTGCCATCTTTTACGTGCAACAACAAACGTTGCTTGATCTCTTAATTCAATACCAAATTTGGTGAATAAATCACCCTCTCCATCAAAACCGTCTTGGTTTTCAATGTACATTTCGACTTTGTATGAATCAGAAAAACGTGAAGGAACATCATCAATAAAAACTGGATCTCTATTGATAATTTCCCTTGGGAGATAGTACACGTCTTGTCCGTAAAACTGGATAGACTCAATGATCAAATCCTCATAGAGGTTCTGTTCACCACGTACCTTTTGACTTATATAACGATTAGTGGCCATATTAACCTACAAAGAAGATCGGACCTTCGTCTTCCTCTTCTCGGAACTTCTCCATAATCTTTTCTATATCTTGGAGAGCGTCTTCATATATCTGACGAGCATTAACAGTAACACCGCCAGGCAGTGTCATACCATCAAACTTTATAAGGTTAGTACCCCATTGTCTTTTGACAAGAGCTGTAGAGTAAGATTTAATAAACTTATGATTCCACAATGAATTATATTCATTATCCGAGTTAGGAGTTCTCATTCCATAAACCTCGAAAACAACATACTGTCCAACCGGAACTTTAGATTTGCTTAGGTAAAAGTTTACTCTATTATTTTGTCTATCAAATGTTATCTCTGGCAACCCAGAAAGTTTCATATCTAACAATGATAGATGTTGTTGCATTTGTTCATAATATGCCATATCACCAGCATAATTATTTAAATCTGTGATGTCATTCAACATCATCTGATATTTGATATCAAAGAAGTTTGTTTGTCCTTGTACAGTATTAACGGGCAACATCCTAACAACAGACATAACATCCACACCGAAATCGATGTATCCGTTATCAATATCATCCTGTGTCAATTCATGCGATATATATTGTCGTTTGGAACCGTCTGGATGATGCTCACGAAACCACTGAAGGGCTTCATCAATTCTATCGTCCAATTGGTCGTCATCGATATTTACTTCTACTACTGGATGTCCTAAAGACCTCAAGCAGTAATCCATCAATTCGTCTTTACTGTTCGGTATCATATAACCTATTCCTATTTTATAACTAGGGTGCCACGTTGTGACACCCTGTTATATTTATACAATTTATTAGTTAACTATGTTACCGTTAATGTCATAAATGTCGATACGGAAGTGTGAACTCTGCTGACCGTCTAACTTGTCAGAGTTGTCTACTGTAAGACTAACTGCATCGCCAGGTTGTAAAGCGCTATCCGCCTTAACACCTTGAGCAGCAGTTGCGACATCGGCAGTATTTGCCTTAGTTGCAAGACTATTAGTCATAGTAGATGCAAAGTTCGCATCGTCACCTAGTGCAGCAGCTAGTTCGTTGAGTGTATCCAACGAAGCGGGAGCGGCATCAATTACATTAGCAACCGCAGTTGATGCGGCATTGTCTGCGTAAGTCTGTGCAGAAACAAGTGCAGCATCCGACTTAGTCGTTGCATCAACAGCTGCGGCAGCTTGAGCAGCATCCGCTTTAGTTGTTGCATCCGCAGAAGCAGTCGCTTCAGCGGCAGACTGTGCAGCATTCGCTTTCGCAGTCGCATCAGAAGATGCAGTAGAGACAGCAGCTGATTGAGCAGCATTTGCCTTACTAGTTGCATCCGCAGAGGAAGTTGCGATAGCATCCGCTTCAGCAGCATCTGCCTTAGTCGTTGCATCAGAACTTGCAGTCGAGATAGCAGATGTTACAGCACTTTCTCTTGCAGTAGTCTCAGCAGAGATTGCAGAAGTTCTTGCAGTAGTCTCAGCCGAGATTGCGGCAGCATTAACACCTTCCGCAGTTGTTGCACGAGTGACTTCATTGTCAATACTTAATTGCAGAGAAGACTTACTAGTAGTTTCTTGTGTATCGAGAGCATTGATTTGATCTTGTAGACTCGCATCGAATGTGATACGTGCAGTTTCTTCAGCTGATATCGCCTGAGCACGTGCGGTTTCTTCTGTGTCGATTGCGGTTTGTAACGCACTTTCCGCAGTTGTTGCACGTGTTGTTTCGGTAGAGATAGCAGTTGCATTTGTTGCGTGTGATCCAGCATTAGATGATATTAATGTCTGTAGGTCACTATCTGCGTTCTCAAATGCAGAAACAACTTCAACAATAGTATCTAGTGATGTAGAAGAACCATTTAGAATCGTATCAACACGTCCACTTACTGTATCAATATTAGACTGAAGAGTTGTATCAGCAGATGTTCTTGCAGATGTCTCATCAGAAACGGCAGTAGTAAGAACACCTTCCGCAGCCGTTGCGCGAGCAACTTCTGAATCTATGGAAGATTGTAACGTCGAGTCCGCAGTTGTTCTTGCAGATGTTTCCGCAGTAATTGCAGCAGTGTTATCAGTAATACTAGCAGTAAGAGTAGTATCAGTTCCGGACAATGTAGCTATTTCAGTATGTAGTTCGTTGATAGACTCTAACACAGAAGAAGATTCAGTCGCAAGAGTAGGTGCAGTTGTATAGTTACCTACTACTGATATGTCTTCCATATGCATTGCACCATCAAGACCATACTCTTTACCCATTACTGTTACATAATATGTAGATGATGTAGCTACAAATGAAACATCTGGTCGAACTTGATCATCAAAATTTCTTTGAGCTTCCAAATTTGCAACAATTTGGCTATATAAACCAAAGCTAGTCGTATCAATAGTTCCAACACCAACAACCAATCGGCCGGGATTAGTAGCTCCGGATGTTTGATATCCAGTTCCACTCAAGGTATAAGTTTCTCCAACTATGAGACCAGAAATCTCTTTAGTTGCGATACGTGACAACCCACCGCTGCTAGCAAATGTTGTCCTTCCAGTATTCGCATCATAAGTTACTTCTGAAGGAGCGTCAGCAACATTCCAACCAGTAGTCTCATCTAACAGATCACCGTTAACTGTTACTGTAGTACCCTTAACAAAGGTGTCAAGTGCATCAACATCTACTACAGTTGCCTTAGTAGCAAGAGCAGTAGTAGTTGCAGCATCATCTGCCTTAGTAGCAAGAGCAGCAGTAGTTGCAACATCATCTGCCTTAGTTGCGATCGAAGTAGTAACAGTTGATGCAAAGTTTGCATCATCACCTAATGCAGCAGCCAACTCATTAAGAGTATTCAATGCATTCGGTGCGGCATCTACAGTCGCAGCAACAACCTGATCGGCATATGCTTTAGCGTCTGTTTCTGCTTGATCTGCTTTACTAGTCGCATCAGCACTTGCAGTAGAAATTGCAGCAGCTTGCGCGGCATCTGCTTTAGTTGTTGCATCAGATGCAGCAAGTGCGACAGCTTCAGACTTAGCAGTAACGATTGCAGCTTGTCTTGCAGTAGTCTCAGTTGATATTGCACTGCCGTTTATGTTAATGTAACCTAGAAGTTGTGAACCAAGATTAGACCTAGTTACTGCTTCCGCATCCAGATCAACTTGACTTGCCTTAGTTGCGATCGAAGTAGTAACAGTTGAAGCAAAGTTTGCATCATCTCCTAATGCGGCAGATAACTCGTTAAGAGTATCTAGTGCGGCAGGAGCAGCATCTACAGTCGCAGCAACAACCTGATCGGCATATGCTTTAGCGTCTGTTTCTGCTTGGTCTGCTTTCGCAGTTGCGTCGGTAGATGCAGTAGAGATAGCAGATGTTATTGCAGTTTCCCTAGCAGATGTTTCAGCAGCAATTGCAGACTGTCGCGCAGTTGTCTCAGCAGCGATATCAGATGTCAAAGTTGAAACATCACCAGACTGAGTTGAGACTATATCACCAATCTCTGTATGCAGTTCGTTGATCGCAGGGATAACATGAGTTGCAGTTGTGTCCAGAATACCAAAAGATAACTCTTTAACACTAATAGATTTAATATAGTGAGTTTCATCCATTGAACCATTAAAGAATATAATCTGAACAGTTGTGGTCGTAGCAATAAAGGTACCAGATTCACTTTGAGTACCTGCGTTACTGTTGATAACAAGATCAGTTTTATTAGTTCCAGACGCATCCTTTAGTATGTTATTTGCCCAATAATTGCTTATAGTAGGAACAAACCCAGAAGGAACTACTGCAAACTTGTTGTTTCCGGAAGCAGGACTCATACCACCAAAATAGGAAATTTCATATTCCTTTCCAATCTCAGTTGCAAGGTTAAATATCGCAACTTCAACACCAGTCCTAGTAAATTGAATACCACCACTAGAATGGGTGGTAGATGAAGACTGTCCACCATCAAGATCTGATACAGTTACATCACCCATCAATTCAGGGCCGGGTGCTGGTTCTGAACCTTTAATACTCACATCCAAAGCAGTAACAGTAGTAACATCCGCCTTAGTAGCAAGAGCAGCAGTAGTTGCAGCATCATCTGCCTTAGTCGCAAGACTTGCAGTAACCGTTGATGCAAAGTTCGCATCATCACCCAAAGCAGCAGCTAGTTCATTCAACGTATCCAATGCGGCAGGAGCAGCATCTACAGTTGCAGCAACAACTTGGTCAGCATATGCTTTAGCGTCTGTTTCTGCTTGGTCTGCTTTACTAGTTGCATCAGCACTTGCAGTAGCGATTGCTTGTGCCTGTGCAGCATTGGCGAGTGCAGTTGCGGTATCAGATGCAGTTGAGATTGCTTGTGACTGTGCGGCATCTGCTTTAGTTGTTGCATCAGCAGAAGCGGCAGCCTGTGCGGCATCCGATTTAACAGTTGCATCAGCACTTGCAGTAGAGATTGCTTGTGACTTAGCAGTTGCAATTTGAGATGTTAGACTAGAAGTATCACCGGACTGTACACCACTCAAAGCGTCAATAGCAGACTGAAGATCCGAGTCAGCACTTTCTCTTGCAGTAGTCTCAGCGGAGATTGCGGCAGTAGTTGCAGTAGAATCAGACTTAGTTGCAAGACTAGCGGTAACAGTTGATGCAAAGTTTGCATCATCACCTAATGCAGCAGCCAACTCATTAAGAGTATCTAACGAAGCAGGAGCAGCGTCTATTGTCGCAGCGATCGCGGCAGTTGCGGCAGTTCCAGCAGCAGCAATAGCGGCAGTCTGTGCGGCATCTGCTTTAGCAGTTGCATCAGCAGCGGCAGTTGAAAGACTAGTACTAATCTCACCGTCAACATATCCTTTAGTAGTAACATCAACAGAGTCTACAGGAGCTCCAACACCAAGGAGTTTGTTACCCTGCATGTCCATATTAGACAAGACTTGGATATCATCAACACCAGAGTTGAATCCGATAGAACCATTTCCGTCACCGAACGATAGTCCACCATTGAAATTAGCAGTACCAGTGATTGTTAAATCACCACTTGCTATATCACCACCTAAGTGAGATACTAGATCTGCCTCAGCAGCTTGTGCACGAGCAGTTTCTGCGGCAATTGCGGCAGTATTTGTATCAAGATCAGTTTGTGATGCTTTAGTTGCAATTGCGGCCGTGTTTGCGTCGAGGTCAGTCTGAGATGCTTTAGTTGCAAGAGCAGCAGTAGTTGCAGTAGAATCAGACTTAGTTGCAAGACTAGCGGTAACAGTTGATGCGAAGTTCGCATCATCGCCTAAAGCAGCAGCTAACTCATTAAGAGTGTCTAGTGCGGCAGGAGCAGCATCTACAACATTAGCGACTTCAGCAGTAATTGCCGAATTCATTTCCGCAGTAGTTGAGTAACCAGAAAGATCAACGTCAGCATTAGCAATAGCAGTGTCGATATCAGATTGAGTTAATAGAGATGAAGCATCTGCTAATTCTACCCAATTACCAGCGTGAGCGTAATATGCCTTACCAGTACCGTGAACGTGAGCGAACATACCATGATATGTTGAAGCACTTGGTAGATCACCTAATGTAGAGTATACGTTAGCAAAGAGTACTTTGTTTCCATTCATGTCTAAGTCAGAAGAAGAAACAGCTATATCAGCATTAGCGATAGCAGTATTCATTTCCGCAGTAGTTGAGTAACCAGAAAGATCTACACTCTTATTTTCAAGATAGTTAATTGCCTTAGTAAGACTAGAAGAAGGAACTATCGATTCTGTAACAGTACCTATAGAGGTAACTGGTATAGACGTGTTAAGTCCTATTGTTGTATTACTATACAGATCCACATCAGAAGATACTTGTAAAAGATTATTACTATTGTATAATCCGTCTGTATGAGCATCTGTCCAAGATCCATATATAGCAGCTCCAGTTATTGGAATATCTGTCAAATCCTTAGACATTATCGCCTTTTCCGGATCATTACTTGGTGCGTCTGTTTGTATATGAATAACATTATCAGAAACCATTATATCAGTAACAGTGTGACTGCCTGGTACTGACAACTGATCTGGAGTTTTTGTTAGATCGGTTAAATCAAATCTTATAACATAACTGTCGGTTCCTACAAAAGCTTCTGTGTTGGTTAAGAATAAACTTCCCTTACCACCTTTTACGTTGGTCTGAGCCGCAAAACCATTCTTAGCAGCATTGTAACCGAGTGGTGCAAATGCATTCTCACCATTTTCATCTTCAAAAGTTTCTTTAGATATTTTGACTGGTGCTATGGATGGCACTGAAGTACTATCTTTAGAAGACCAATCTATATTAGAAACATCATAAAACCAAACAGAAACTCCGTCTCCAATCAATAACCATTTGTTATCTGGACTGGATACCATAGAAGTACCAAAATCAGAAGTAGCATCAGAAGGACCATCAAATGATACTGATGCGACTATGCCTGGAGTGGCATGTGGATTATGTACCCATAACTTTTTAGATCCATCATTCGACATAATTATTGCACAACGACCAATAGTCGTGAAGTTGTGTGCAAAATTGTTCATTGAAGAGAATGGTGTTTCATTAGTATCCGTATATTGACCTAAAAAAGTTACTCTGTAACCCATATTACTGGTTTTATGTAGAGCTTCTGTAGGTGATCTATACATACCCTGATACTGAAATTCTGTTCCATAAGAACTAGAAGTCCAAGTGTCATTCCCATTAGGATATATCGATACTTGATGATAGTAATATAAGGAAGACTTGTCCTTGTCTCCTACCCACATACCGTCTTCACCACTCATAACCTTCCAAGCAAAACCATTTTCCCCTTGAGAACGCCAAGCATCATTTACCAAACTACCAGAAACAACTAAATTTGCATTTCCAGAATGATAAGAATATCCGGGCAAAGCTCTTGCCAAGGCTTTTGGAGCATGAATTTGAGTAAAACTACCGTGTCCATTACCCTGAGCTCCTCTGACTAAGTCTGTAATGCGTAGTCTACGGATAAAGGAATTACTAGAGGCATTAAAAACAGTTCTAGACGGATAATCATTTACTTCTTGATTTGTTCGATAGACTCCAACAGCATATGTACCACTTGTAGAAGTTTGTGTTGGAAGTACAGTGGAATCAACATATTTTGAAGTGACCCAAGAAATAGATTCGGCAGCACCCCAAGGGAACATCTGAGCATCAAAAAGTGATGTTTCCATATCATTAATATTGTACACCGAAACATCACCAGCAGATGTTTCTGATAACCTAGCAACATAAGTAGGTCCTTCAACTTCTCCTTGATAGGAAATGGATGTTTCTGTGGAAGGAACGATAAGTTCACCGACCAATCCAGTTTCAGAAACATTTGCCTTAGTTGCAAGATCTGAAGTAGAGGCCTTAGTTGCAAGACTTGTAGTAACAGTTGAAGCAAAGTTTGCATCATCTCCTAATGCGGCCGCTAGTTCGTTCAACGTATCCAATGCGGCAGGAGCAGCATCTACAACATTAGCGACTTCAGCAGTAATCGCTGAATTCATTTCTGTAGTAGTTGAGTAACCAGAAAGATCAACACTAACATTAGAGATTGCAGTATTCATTTCCGCAGTTGTTGAGTATGCAGAGAGATCAACGTCAGCATTAGCAACAGCTGTTGCGATAGCAGAGTTCATCTCAGCAGTAGTTGAGTATGGAGAAAGGTCTATCTGTCCAGTCTCTTCCCATGTACCGGACTGAGGTAAGACGGCTTTAATAGTCAGAACTTCAGTGCGATTAAGATTACTAACAGTGTTGAAAGTCATACCCTTGACTCTCTTAGATGTATTAAGAGTTACCTTTGCTCTTACAGGACTATTTCCACCATATTGAGCTTGTGTCCCATCTTCATAGAGTACCCATTCCAAATAAGTATCCTGACCCTTACCTTCTTCGTTCCAATACTGAATATAGATTGGATCAACCCATTCCACATAAGCAGCACCATGAGACTTATGAACATAGTAGTCTGTTGCTTGATAACCATGTAATGACATTCCAGAGGTACTGGTGAAAAGAACACCGTATCTGCGCTGACCATCAATCATACCATTACCAAGACTTAGTCTGTTACTACCAGATCTAGGAACCCCTGACAAATCAGTTCCTGTCCAAGTTCCTGTAGTTCTCTCTACTATCCCAGAAGGTTTTGCTTTATGTACGACACCAGTACTAGAACTTATCCATACATCCCCAGCACCACCAACTGTGGGTGTTGAAGATTGAACAGTCAGTTTACCAGAAATATCTAAACTATCTTGCAGAGTTTGTACATCAGTAGCGTCTGCCTTAGTTGCAAGACTAGTAGTAATAGTTGATGCAAAGTTTGCATCGTCGTTTAGAGCAGCAGCTAATTCATTTAATGTATCCAAACCAGCAGGAGCAGCATCAATCGCATCAGCAACTGCACCGTCTGCATATGTTTGTGCTTCTGTTTTAGCAGTAGCAATTGCAGTTGTCATCTCTGTAGTATTTGGATAACTAGATAGATCTGGATCTGCATTAGCGACAGCATTATCAACATAAACCTTAGATGCGAGTGTAGATGCATCAACATTAGGAGTGACTACTTCTGCGACTGGACCTCTATATAATGTAACATCATACGATCTAGAAATAATTGATACGTGATTATTTTTTGATATATATACCTGTGGAGGCATAGGTGCATTTGAAGGGCCCAAATCAAGTGTAATTTCTTTTCTGATAGTAGTTTTACTTGAAGATGACATATCATAGGCATATGCAAATGCGGTGTTTCCACCCTTTCCAGTAACTATTACGCCATCACCATTTGTCGCCATATCAGTATTATTACTAGCCCAACCACCCCATTGATGATACGCCATAGGTGGCGCTGTTATTGATGTAACTAAATTGTTTGTTCCTACATCATAGACAGAAACAGATGGGTTACTATTACTATCATGAACCACAACATACTTATCACCAACAGCACAAGCCGAACCAGTAAGATCGGGTGCGTGTTGATTAGTAATGTGATTATAACCCTTAACA